TCCACAAAGTATGTGGACGTTCGTTCTCTGTTGGAAGAAATGATTTCATCTGAACGTAAGGCAGAGAAAATGTACATGCTGTATCTGCAAGAGGCTGCGACACGTGGTCACAATAAGTGGGCATTGTACTCTGCGTTCACAAACTATGCATCGTATGCCGATGAACGTAATGGGTTCAACCTACGTAACACAGGCAACGACACACAGGCCATCAGCATGTGGTCACGTGAGCAAGAGGTATCCAAGTGGGTATCTGATGATCGGTTCATTACATTGGAGGCTGCATAACACATGAGAACCTTACCACGATATGTACAACAGCGAGTGTCACCTTCGGGTGACATATCGTATCGTTTCAATCCACCACAAACACTGGTGAATGAGGGAGTAGTAGAACGTGAAGAACTAGGTGACGATCCGAAAGTTGCAAGACAGATTGCACGTGAGTACAACAGAGACATTGACGCATACCGTGAAGAACAATCTAAAGTTGTGAAGCTGAATCCAAGCAGCAAGGTCACAGACCTTATCAACTTTTATTATTTATCTAATGATTTCAAGATGTTGCGTGACTCTACCAAGGTAGATTACAGATACTTCTTGACCATTATGCACCAGACAATTGGGTGTCGTAAGTACAGAGAGGTTACACCTAAAGTTGCAAAGCAAGCATATGAGAAATGGGTTGAACGTGGGATCAGCTTTGCTAATCATGCGGCAACGTGTGCGAGTAGAGTGTACAACTACGCCATACAAATGGAACATGCAGAACAAAATCCGTTTGCCAAAATCAAACGTAAACAACAACGTCAGCGTAAAGTTATATGGACACATGGTGAGGTAAATAAATTTTTGGATGTGGCATATTCGGACTTTCAATATCGTAATGTGGGACTAATTGTGCACATGGCATATGAATGGTGCCAGCGTTTGGGAGATATGCGTATGCTGCGTTGGGATAACCTTGACTTGAAGAAGCAACAACTAACGTTGGAGCAGAGCAAGCGTAGGTCAGAGGTGTTCCTGCCTATCAGTGACAACTTGAATGCTATGTTGCTAGAGCAGAAAGCTGACTTTGGTTTTCAGCAATGGGTTGTACCTCACCCTCAACCACGCAATGGTAGGTTCCAACCATATGCAATGGAGAGATTGTCCAAGGTTGGACGTAACATCATGCGACTAGCAAAGCTATCCGAAGAGCTACGGCTCATGGACATTCGTCGTACTGGAGTAACACAGATGGTTGATAAGGGTGTACCTTTGCCCCAGATTATGGCAGTAACAGGGCATACACATGTTGCATCTGTGAAACCATACATGAAGCATACATTCGAGAGTGCAAATAATGCCTTGACACAACGAGACATGTCTGTATGCTTGAGTGAAACGAACAACATAGAAAGTGATACATAATGAATATAAAAGAATATATAAGTGATATGTCACTAGGTAATGGTGAGACTAAACGTACTAACTGTCCCGTATGTGGGGGAGTCAAAACGTTTACAGCAACCAATAACATGGGGCAGCTTATGTGGAACTGTTACAAGGCAGGGTGTAGTGTGTCTGGTGGCACACGTGTGCACCTTAGCAGTGACGATATTCGTAAATCACTTGGCACTGTAGCCGCTGAGACTGAGGCAGTCACGTTTGAAAAACCTGAATGGATTGTACGTGACATGGATGCAGTGTCTGAGTTCTGTGTTGAATGGGGCATTGATCCTATAACACTAGGATTATTGTATGATGTTCGTGAACACCGTGTCGTATTTCCTGTGGTACATAACAATATCATGGTGGATGCCACTGGCAGAGCACTAGGAAAAAAGTTACCAAAGTGGAAAAGATATGGAAAAAACCCCTTGCCGTATGTTTATGGATATGGTACAACAGGGGTAGTCGTTGAGGACTGTGTGAGTGCAGCCATTGTGGGTGCGACAGGCAGTTCTGGATGCTCGGAGAGTGGGGTGTATGTCGGGGTAGCAGTGTTGGGCACCTCACTTTCCGAGGCACATAAGCAGTACTTATCACGGTTCACAACGGTTGTAATTGCACTTGACCCCGATGCCCTACCAAAAACATTGCAGTTTGCAAAAGAACTACGGGGTTATGTAGACAACGTAAAAGTATTACGTTTGATAGATGACCTGAAATATCGTAACCCTACCGACTTAGAAAACTTACAACACTTAGGAGAAACATAATGGAATTATCATTGATACGCAGTCTGATGGACAAAGAGTTCTACGAGGATCATCGTGGTGCTAAGTGTCCTGACCGACTGTTTAGTAAAGACGTGCGGAAGATCAAGCAGTCAATTGACAAAGCTATGGATCGTTATGAACGCACCGTAACGCCTGACGAGATTGAGGCATTGTTCATGTCGAACAACCCCACCCTCACAACGGCACAGAAATCAGCTTACAGTTCACTGTTTCATCAGATCAAGAAAGAGTCACCAATGGGTAGTGACGTAGCACAAGAGGTGCTGTCTAAGCTGTTTCAACAGGTCGTAGGTGAGGACATTGCTAACCTTGGCTTTGACTATGTGAATGGTAGCAAGGGTAGTTTGGAACCACTACGGGATATCCTTGAACGTTATTCAGATGACTTCACGCCTGACCTACGTATTGAGTGGGATGACATCGACATTGATACTTTGCTTGCAAAGAATGATTTGGAATCACAGTGGACATTCAACATCCCTACTCTGACACGTAAGGTAGAGGGTGTGAATGCAGGACACCTGATTGAGGTAGGTGCCCGTCCCAACACAGGTAAGACATCATTCCATGCGTCATTGATTGCAGCACCCAATGGGTTTGCACATCAAGGTGCTAAGTGTGTGATCCTGTGTAACGAGGAAGCATCACACCGTGTTGGTGCACGGTATCTTACAGCAGCCACAGGCATGACAATGCAAGAGGTAAAGGATAACCCTTCCCGTGCTCGTGACCTGTACTCTGTGGTCAAGGACAACATCAAGATCAAGGATGCCAGTGACCGTGACATGTCGTGGGTTGAGTCAGTGTGCAAGTCATATAAACCTGACATCGTTATACTAGACATGGGGGACAAGTTTGCCCGTACTGGTGGGTATGCACGTCCAGACGAAGCACTGAAAGCGAATGCGATCTATGCCCGTCAGATAGCTAAGGCGCACAACTGTGCGATCTTCTACATGTCTCAGCTATCTGCTGATGCAGAGGGTAAGGTTCTGTTGAACCAGAGTATGATGGAAGGTTCACGTACAGGTAAGGCAGCAGAGGCTGACCTTATGATATTGATTGCCAAGAACCCTGTGGTTGATGGGCAAGAGGAAGAAGATACACAACGTCACTTGAATGTTGTGAAGAACAAACTATCTGGATGGCACGGTGTCGTACACTGTGATCTGGAATATAAAACTGCGAGGTATCAAGTATGATTGAAGTAACGTACATTGATCACATGGGTAGTGATCTATCAGTAGTGAATGCTGCACGTGTCAGCTTCGGTAAGAAATCAGAATGGCATCAACGTATCTATACAGGTGAGCCAAACATTTTGAAAAGTAAGGATGCCAAGCTGATACGTTACCTTGCCAAGCATAATCATAAGTCACCATTCAACCACACGTTTGCCACGTTTCACGTTAAGGCACCGATCTTTGTGGCACGTCAGCTTGTGAAGCATGAGTACATGCCGTGGAATGAGATCAGCCGTAGGTATGTAGACGATGAGCCTGAGTTCTATCAGCCTGATGTATGGCGTGGACGCAGTGAAGACAAGAAGCAGGGCAGTGATGGTGTAATCAATGATATACGTCCATCAGTTGCACGTAACATGGTTGAGGATTGTCGGCAGAACTACAACTACCTGTTAGCCAAGGGTGTATCACCAGAACAAGCACGTATGGTATTGCCTCAGTCTATGATGACAGAGTGGTACTGGTCAGGTACTGTTTATGCATTCGCCAAGATGTGTCAGCTACGTATGCAGCAGGACAGTCAGCAAGAGTCACGTGAGGTGGCAATGCAGATAGATGAGTACATGGAGAAGCTGTACCCAGAGAGTTGGAAAGCACTGATGAAGGACACATGGAGAACATGTGTGTCATGTGGCAACCCATCTAAGGGTGACTTCTGTGGATTTTGTTTGGAGGAAGAATGATGGATAAAGATGCAGGAATACTGGGCGTTGAAACAGTAAAAGAAAATGAGGATGGTAGTGCAACATACACTGTACAGATGGATGAACATGCCCGTGGATTACTGGCAGAGGAAGGACTGAAGCTAGTGCTATACTGTGCAGCAGCTAATATGGACATGCAATTAGTGTATGACTTTATTGAAGATCATATCAAGTATGAGAAAGATGAACTAACAGAGTATGAGTTTGGAGTAAACGATGACGAAGCTACCTGAAGGGCGTAAGCCGATTACAGATCAAGAGGTGTTCAATCTTTTGAATAAAAACATACGTGAGTTGACAGATGATGAACGGCGCAGAGCAATCGAAAGGGAGATTAGTAATATGAATAGAAATGAATCAGATGCCATATCATTAGTGGCAGAGATGCAACGACAGAACCTGACACTGACTGAGGCACTAGAAGCAATAAAAAATTATGCCAATGATAAAGAGTTCAACAATAATCTTGACAAGCTATATGGCAATGAGGTATTTGATGATTGGGACTATTGGCATGAAGGAGATATTGACTAGATGAAACACCTTACCCTCGACGTAGAAAACACTGTGGTAAAACGTAACGGCAAGCTACACCTTGATCCGTTTGAACCAGAGAATACATTAGTTCAAGTGGGGATGCTAGATGATCTTGGAAACGAAACAATTGTAACATTCGATCACGCAGAGCATTCGCCCACACCAGAGGGGCGGTACATTGTCCAGAAGAACTTGGATGAAACCGCCCTTCTAATTATGCACAACGCAGCACACGACTTGATATGGTTATGGGAGTCAGGATTCACCTACGAAGGTGCAATCTTTGATACCATGTTGGGTGAGTACGTGTTGCAACGTGGGCAGAAGGAACCCCTGTCTCTTGAGGCTTGTGCTGAACGGTACAACCTTGACACCAAGAAGCAGGACACCTTGAAGGAGTACTTCAAGCAGGGCTACTCTGTACGTGACATTCCTCACGCAGAGTTGTCAGAGTACCTCTCCCACGATTTACATGCTACTCAGCAACTGTACCTTCGTTTGCAGACATCATTCGAGGAATGCAGTTCACTGGCAGCAACGGTCAATCTGACTAATCAATTGGCTGTACACCTCGCTAAGATTTACCAACGTGGGTTTACTGTTGACATGGCTGCACTTGAAGATGTGCGTCAAGAGTTCCAACAGGAACGTGACCAGTTGGTTGCTGACCTTGAGGAACAGGTACGTGAACTGATGGGTGATCGTCCTATCAACTTGAACAGTCCAGAACAATTGTCATGGGTTATCTACAGCAAGAAACCCAAGGACAAGAAAGTATGGGCAGGATTGTTTGAAGACTTTCGTATGACTGATACGGAGTATCGGAGTACAGTTCGCCGTAACACGGAGACATTGTACAAACAGAAAGCAAAGCAGTGCCGTACATGCAACGGTACTGGACAGATAAGAAAGGTAAAGAAAGATGGTACACTATACGCTAGAACTAACCGATGCAGCAATTGCGATAGCACGGGTTTTATTTATGTTAATATTGTTTCGTCTGTTGCTGGGTTAAAGTTCAATGCTCCAACTTCAAAATGGGCTTCAGCCAACGGTTTCGCAACAAGTAAAGATAAGCTTGAATACCTTGAAGGTATCGCTAGAGAACGTGATATGCAAGACGCAGTGTTGTTCTTACAACGAGTTCGTCGTTTGTCTGCCGTTGACACATATCTCTCAAGCTTTGTGGAAGGTATCTCAACACATGTAAAACAAGATGGTAAGCTGCACGTCAGGTTACTACAACACCGCACTGCTACTGGACGTTTGTCTGGTGCCGATCCTAACATGCAGAACATGCCACGTGG